TGAAGGCGCGCGGGCTTCGTTCGACCGACCTTTGCGATGCATGCGCTGTGACCTTTGCAACTCGTGAATTTTTCGATACATGGAGCAAGCCGGACAAGCCGCAAGGCTTCAAAGCAGGGGAACAAACGCGCATGATGCAGGCAGAGCCAAACGATGACGATTGGAGTTATGCAGGCGATACAGGCTGGATGCAATGACGGGGGTCTTATGTTAGGAAAACATAATTTTTGGCGGACTCCCGCAGCAGAAGCGCGTGAAACCTATAACAGTTGGCGCGACATGCACTATCGGTGCTATAATACTTCTAACAATGGTTATTCTACATACGGAGGGCGAGGTATTGAAGTCTGTGAAAGATGGTATGATAATTTTGATGCTTTCATGGAGGATATGGGGCTGCGACCTGTTGAAAAAACGCTGGAGCGCATAGACGTAAATAGAAATTACGATCCTTTTAATTGCGTATGGGCTAATAGAGACGAACAAAGTCGCAATAAGCGCTCAAATATATACCATTCATCCGAACGAATAATCGAAACGGATTTAGCAGCTTCCGCAGGTATTAATTTGACTACTTTCCGCTCCCGAATAGCCGCAGGGCATTCAGTACAGTCTGCACTGACAAATCCTGTACGTCAGAAATCGAGTCAATCCCCTCACGGCACTAGAAGTAGATATAGAGGGCAGAGATGTAGATGTAATCTTTGCAAAGAGGCAAATACAGACTATGCAAAACAGCAACGCGCTCGTCGAAGGGGATAAGAGATGGCAGGCATAAGAGATTCTCTTGCTCGGGAGGAGTTTGAGGACGAAGCAGCACGTAAGCGCCCAAAAACCCCGTCGGGATATGAAAGTAATGCGGATTTTCTTGAAGAATTAAGAGAGCGCTATGAGCGAGGTTACGGACATAATGAGCATAACGTCCTTGCAGGTAAAGAGGACGCTTCTTTCACCGTCGGCAATCAATGGGATCCGGTTGTCGAGCAACGCCGCAAGGACAAGAAAAAACCTGTTCTCACATCTAACCGACTGATCGCCTTTGTTGCGCAGATCGTCGGCAACCGATTGATGAACGAGACGGAAATTCGGGTATATCCTGACAAGGCCGGCACAAAGGAAATTGCCAATATCAGGGAAGGCTTAATCCGCTCGATTTTCAAAAACTCCAACGCAGATTTCGCCCGCGACGAAGCAGCCAAATATCAGGTCATCGGCGGCGAAGGATATTTCACTCTAAGTCTCGATTATACCAGCGACGACGTATTCGAGCAGGAGATTAAACTAAACGCCGTCACTGACCCCTATTCCGCTGTTCTCGACCCGCTCTCGATTGAGCCAAGCGGCGAGGACGCTCAATGGGGGTTTGTAGGCGATGACATTCCACAACAGGAATTCAAGCGGCGCTGGCCGTGGGCTTCGGAAACCTCATTCTTGGAAGAAAAGCGATGGAACCAGAGCGGCTTTTGGCTGTCTGATGATACTATCCGTATTGTTTCTTATTGGCGTATGGTGACAGAAGGCACGAAAATTCTTGCCTTGTTCGTCGATGGCTCTGTCCACGACGTCACCGACATGGAAGAATTCGAGTATATCAATTTTGTCGAAACCCGCTCCGACGGTTCTCTCTACGTCCGCGAAGTCCCCAAACGCTTTGCACGCCTCTACGTTTGCGCAGGCAACGACATTCTCGAAGGCCCATACGACTACCCAATGTCGTCGATACCTATTTACCGCGTTCCCGGTTGGGAAGTAAATGACGGCGAAAAAATCCACCGGTGGGGCTTAATCCGCTTTCTCAAAGACCCCCAACGTCTGCAAAACTATTGGGATTCAACTATCGCGGAACAGCTTGTCGCAGCACCTCGCAACAAATGGCTTACGACACCTGACGCAATCAAGGGTCAGGAAGCCAAGTGGAGGCGCTCTGCCGTTTCTGATGACCCGTTCCTGTATTACAACGACGGTGAACCTGTCCCGACGCATATCCCGCCGCCACAGATGGATGCTGCCTTACTCAACGAGTCTGGCCGTGCAACGCAGGCTATCAAGGATATTTCCAATATCCACGAAGCAGGGCTCGGGATGCCGAGCAACGAAGTCTCCAAGGTTGCAATTCAGGCACGTCAGCAGGTTTCCGACGTCGGCACATATATCTACGTGGACCGCAGGCGCTTGGCCGACCAACGCTGTGCGAAGAACATCAACGAACTTATCCCGTATATCTATGACACGCAGCGCATGATTACGGTCATTGGCAGGGACGACAAGACTGCCGTGCAGGTAATCAATGACCCTTCCGATCCTAACTCCGACGTCACTCTCGGCAAATACGGATTGACGGTATCGACAGGTCCAGCCAGCGAAACCAAGCGCACCCTTGCAAACGAGCAGATGATGGCATTTGTCAATGCTATGCCCCAAATCGCTGCCGGTGTTATGGACCTCGTAGCAGAAGCGCAGGATTGGCCGAAGTCCGGTGAATTTGCCAAACGCTTCAAGGCACTGTTGCCTCCAGGCACTGTTCCCGAAGATGAAATGACACCGGAAATGAAAGCCGTGCAGCAGCAGAACATGCAGATGCAGGAATTGCAGTCGAAGCTGCAAACAGCAGAGCAGGAAGCCAAGATTGCTGACCTCAACGCCAAGGCAGAAAACAGCATCGCACGTGCGGCCCTTGCCGAAGCACAGTCCTACAAGGCTATTCTCGACGCGCAAAGCCGCGCCAAGGACGTTGATGGCAAGCTGGAAGAACGCAGCATGAAAGCCGAAGCGCAAGAATTTGACCAGACTATGCAGGTATTGGACCAGCACAATAATTTGGCTGCCGAAGATCGGGACTTCGACCAGCGAAAGAATGAAACCAAAAAACCCGAAACCGGAGAATAGTAATGAATATCGACAATCAGGGCGGTGACGCTGAATTTGCAGAATTTGAACAAGCGGGAGAAGTGCAGGTCCGTGCGCCTGACGTCGAAGATGCGTCAGAGGACAAAGCCGAACCAAAGCCGGAAATCGAAGATAATGTTGCCGAAGGCGATACCGACGAAAACGACAGTCAGGAAGAAGATACCGGCGAGGAAGAAGGTAAGAAAAAGCCTGACCCCAAAGAAAGCCAAATCAACCGATTGAAGCGGGAAAAACGCGAACTTGCTGTTCGTTTGAAAGAACTTGAAAGCAACAGTTTGAACGCGCGCCTCGACGCCATAGAAAAAGGCTTGCAAGGAAATAAAAGCAGTGATACTTCTTCTGACAAGGGAACTCCAGCACCGGACCCTTCCGACGCTGACAAGTACCCGCTCGGACGCCTCGATGACCGTTATATCGAGGATCGGATTGCATACGGCATCGAATTAGCTGCCGCTAGACAAGCCGATGCGGCCCTGCAACGTGAGCAGGAAAACGAGCAAAACCAATCAATCCACCGTGAACAGGTTGCTTTGCTCGGGAAAGTCGATGAACTTTCTGCCAAGGGCTCCGAACTTTTCGAGGATTTCCAAGAAACTGTTGTCGAAGCCGGAATGCGGGGAGATTGGGATTTATCCCAAACGACTTTCGAGGCAGCGCATGAAGCCGACCACGGCACGCAAATTCTCTATGAATTGTCTCAAGACCCGAAAGAAGCTACCCGAGTGGCAAAACTTTCACCCCTTGGCCAACTCAAATATGTGAGCGAGCGTGACGCGGAAATCAGTAAGGGCAAAACCGCCCGAACCAAACCCGGCGCAGGCGCACCGCCACAGACTACCGCACGAGGGGCAAATTCCCGAGTGCAGATTAATCCATCGACCGATAACCTCGACGATTTCGAAAAGGCTTGGGAACTGGACGCGAAAAAGTCACGTTAATTGCGGCATAGGGATACTCCCTGTCCGCGCAAAGACAGGGAGTATTTCAAATGGGTACTGTTACCACCGAACAACAGAAGCTGGTCCTCAACGCATTTGCGATGACCCTTCAAAACAATCTCGTCACCTCACAAGCAGTGTCGTGGAACGAATATGACGGCGAAATGGACGACCGCAATGGCTTGCAGGTTCTCGAACAGATTACGCCGCGCTACAATATCACTCGCACAGAAAACGGCGTCAAGGATTTGACTACCGGCACTGACGGCACCGTATTCGGTTCCGAACTGTTCGAAGTCACTGGCACCTTCAACGCCAACATGGGTTGGGGCGATTTTGTCAAAATCAAATCCATCGGCGCAGCACGCGAAAGCAAAGCACTTCTTGGTGCAGCAACTTCGATGGCAGAAAAAATCGACGCCTACATTCTCGGCATCGCCACTCTTGGCTCGGCTGATTGGGTTGGCGACGGTACGACCTCGATTGACGAATGGGTTGACGCTGCCGCAGCATATACCCGCGCCAAGGAAAACGGTGTCGATGACTCCGACCTTTCCTACATCATGAACCACACCGACGAAATGAAGTTGGGCGATCAGGTTGTCAAACTGCCTGCTCCCGACGGCTTCTCGACCTCGACTTATCGCAAGGGCTATTCCGGCGAACTGAACGGTATCCGTACCCTGTTCACCAACCAGCTTCCTGTGATGACTACCGGCACTCGTACCGGCACAGGCGCGAACCAGATGGAAGTCAACGGTGCCAACCAGAACGTCAACTATGCTGACGTTGCACGCGCCGGTTCGGTCAATGGCCGTCACATGACACAAACCCTGAACATCAGCGATGCCACCAACGCAACAGCGACTTTCGTAGTCGGCGAAGTGTT